AGTATCCCTATAAGAGTTCCTATATAGAACACTGCCAATACCACTTTGGTAGATAAGTTTGGCACAGTCCAAACATGGAGCATGGGTAATAAACATAGTAGCACCCATACCAGATTCGTTAGACTTAGCCAATTTGGCAATTGCGTTAGTTTCAGCATGAAGTACCTCTGGTTTACTTTTAAGTGTGATAGTATCGTCACTATGTTGAATAACATCTTCGCAGTCATTATTCCAACCGCTAGGCATACCATTGTAGCCTATACTAATAATACGGTCATCCTTAACTACAATGGCGCCTACATGTAATCGCTTTGCCGAACTTAATTCTGCAAATCTTTCGGCCACGTCCATATAAGCACTTATGAATTTGTCTTTCATAAAGTAGTAAGTCTACACAATACGGACGACAAATTAATCTCTGGATCTTGGCACATGGTATGATCAATCATACCTTGCTTAATAATATGAATTGCTTTGAATTGTTTTGCTTCGTCACCGAATAATTCGACATTGTCATACAACCATCTAAAAACTTCAACCATTTCGTCTGGTCTAGCTTTCCCGCACAATAATTTACGTGCTTCACTTATCTTGCCCTTTTTAAACAACTCGACCATTTCAAATTTATAGTCCAAGCTATTTGCTTCTTCTTTGTGAGGAGCATGTAATTTACCCTCACTAGTATTTTGTTGTAGCATATGAATACATTTACGCAAATCTGGATAGGTTGCACTTACATATACATCTAAAGTTTCAAGATCAAATTCGATATTTTCTTCTACTAAGATAGTTGCCGAACGTGCCGTAAATTCTGTTTGATCTAATTTAGTAAAATGAAATTGCTGACAGCGACTATGCAATGCCGGAATAACCATATTAGGATTATTACAAGTAAGAATAAAACGGGCAAAGCTACTGTATTCTTCAACAATGCCTTTTAAACTATCCTGAGCTTGCGGGCTTAGTCGATCTGCTTCGTCTAATAATACAACCTTGAATGGCCCCCAAGCAATACTACTAATAAACGGAACTATCTTGTTACGGATAAAATCAATACCAGTTTCACGACTTGCATTGACTTCAAGCACATCGGCTTCTTCAATGCCAATTTCATTAACTAGCATCTTGGCCATGGTAGTTTTGCCAATACCCGGAGGACCACTTAGTAACAAATGTGGAATACTTTTGTCTTTGATCCAGCTTTCCACTTGACGTTTTTGCCCGCCATCACGCCAGACGTATCCGTCAATAGTGCCTGGACGATATTTTTCTACCCATAATTCAATCATTGTAATACCGATCTTTGAAATGTTTTAACTTTACTTCGGCTAGCTGAAATATTATCAACCATGCGGTTGTAATCTTCTTCGCTCATAGCACTTTTATAAATGGTTAGTGCTTGTGCCATCATTATACCGGCCACTTCCATTGGGCCATGTTCTGTACACATGTGATCTGCAAATTCTAAGAATGTATCGTATAAGCGTTGTAATTTAGCATCGTTCATACCAGTTCCTCAGCAATACCCAACACTTCTGCTAGCACTAACAACAAGCCTGCACCTTGCATATAAGGGTTCATTTCTAACCAACCTGCACCTGCTAATGCTAATCCTGCCGCAATTCTGAAACCACTTTTAATCATACTTAAACTAGTATGTGTAAAGAATTTCTTTGTCACTGTTACTTCTGCATCTAATACGCTTTTTGCTTTTTTAATATCTTCAACTGCTTCGCCATGTGTACTCATAATGTTCTCCAATAATGTTTATTATACAGGTGAAAACAGGGCTAGTCAATAGCCCTGTTACTCGAATATTAAAATTAATTTTCAAAAGATTTGTTTACAAATGTCGATGGATCAACAGTAGCATGAGTAACTGAACCATGTATTCCATGGATAATTTCTGCTGGTTTATCATCAGCAACTGCCAAAATAGCTTTGATGTCGGCACGTCGAACAATGGTTTGAGTACCGTCGGCGTGTTCAATAGTAATACCACGAGACCATCGTCCATGTTCAAGTAATATCCATTCACCTACTTTTACATCTTTTTGTGCGGCACCAACCGCCCAAACTTTGCCCCAGCGACTTCTAACGCCTTCGCTTTTACCATCGTCACTAAGAATAACGATTCCGCCTAGGGATTTTTGTTCGCCAAAGTCCATATCTGTGATAAGGACGTTATCACGCACAGGTATAAGTTTTCCTTTTACTACGCTCATACGCCGCCTGTTGCATCGTTTGCTTGTTGTTTCTCCGCTAGCAATTCTTCTCTAGTTTGAACAATTTTGCCGCCAGGCCCTAATTTGTCACCGCGAGCATTAACACGCATATTGCCAACAGCAATAGTCATTTCGTTTTGGTTAATTAGTTTACCCATATCAATTTCTTTACCTTGCATTGTACGATAAACTTTTTTTGGTTGTTCTTTCATTCCCATATTAATCTCCTGGATTGTGATATTACTTATCTCAAGAATTCCTGCCAGTCTAAATTATATTTTATACTGTCAATTCTGTGTACACCTATCAAAAAGAGTACGTAGCTTGCTACGCTACTACCTCTACCAACACCCCAAACGGTATTATTAGCTCTGCAAGTATCTACAAAGTACTTTAACCAACGTAGTAAATCTATCATATTACGTTCTTTAAAGGCCGCCAATTCTTCGGTTACTCTAGTATGTTGGGGATCCCAGGGTGGTGTTTGTTCCCATATCCATGCTTCGATATCTAAGTTTTTGTACTCATCGGGCATATTCCAATTACTTTGGCAAGCCGCATCATACTCACTTACGTCAAAATGAGTTTCGTAAGGCTCAAGAAATTTAAACCCAAGTTGGGTTTCTAAATTTTTAACTTCGTCTGTTCGTTCGACAAGCATAGTGTCGTTGACACTAAATCGATGGCTTTGATATAAAGCATCAAATAAATCTTGTTCGTTGAATATAGGGTTGGAATACTTGTCTAGGCGCATAGCCTATAGTTTAACTGAGTTTAATTAAACTGTCAAGGTTTTTATCTTTCATTTGTTCTTCAATTAATCGGCGATTTCGATCTTGGAGCTCGATGCGTAATTCATCTAGAACATTGGCAATTTGTCTTTGAACATCTGGATTGTGTGTCATAAAATACTTTTTGGTAAGATCATTAATCTTATTGTGTATCTCATGATCTTTCAATCCAGATAAATCATTAACCAGTGGATGCATTAATTGTATTCGCCGATATAACGCATATACACGTTTGCACCAGCATCGCGGGTCCATGCTTCAATAACTTTTGGATTATCACCAGTTAGTGCGGTAATTGCAGTTGTAACTGATGTATTTGATCCACCGCCTGTTGGGTTAAATGTTACACTTGGTGGACTAGTATAGCCATCACCGTAGTTTACTATGTTAATACCACCGACACCAAATGTCATCAAAACACGGGCGCCGTAGCCAATACCAACGATTGGACTGGTAGAATAAGAAGTAGTACCTAGTGGCAATGGCAACGTAGCACCCGAGCTAACAATTAGTCCGCCGATAGGTCCAGTTAACGTACCGTCACTGTATGTAACAGTTACACCCGTAGCAGTTGCTTGTGCTTGCGCACTCATAGTAATTGTGCCGCCTGAGACGCTGAATGAATTTACAGTTGTTCCGTTTGGAATACCAGCACCAGTAAGTGCTACACCTGCCGCAATATTTCTAAAATCTGTAACGTTTGTTAAGTTAGCTTGGCCGTTAGTAGTGTTAGCAAGGAAGGTTAAATTTAATGCACTTACTTGTAAAACGATTCCAGAGTTTGCATTAACAATAATTTGATCGTTTAATTTATAGCTGTTACCAGAATAGCCGCCAACAATAGTAGCACTTACACAAGTATAAGTAGCTGTTCCAGTTGCTTGCGTACCGTTTGTCTGCAAGCCGCCGCCGCTGAATACAACAGTTGCCGCGCTAGTATAGCCTGAACCCGGACTACCAACTACCGCAGTAGCTAGACTTTCTCCACCAACTGTAATACCTTTTGTACTTGGACTATTTGGTAATGTTGGAAAAGATGTGTCATAGCGCAATGTACCTGCATTTTCTGTTGAAAAACTTGGAACACGAACAGCAGTTTGGTCACTGTATAGCATTACACGAACAGCCGCATATTTGCCAGTTGTTGGCCAATTTTTAAATGTAAGAGTAGCATTGGTAGCAAGTGTTACACTTTGTAATGGCCCGTTTGTTAAACTAATATCAGTGTTAGTAACAACAGTACCTAAATCAAGTGCTACGCCATAAAATGTTTTAATAACAGCATTTGATAAGGTGTTTTGTCCAAAATCGTTAGCCGCATTTTTAAATGCCGCATTATTTTGTAACGCAGTAATTTCCGTACTAGCTTGTCCTAAACCAGTCTTGATTGTACCAAAGTTATCTCTAAAACCTTGGCTGTTGTTGTCCTGCCCTGCAACAGGGTATGTGGCATCTACTGAGCCAAAATTGATTAAACTTGCGGTTGGGTTGGTCATGCTCTCATCCTATATATTTTACTGTGTATTTATCGTTCGTTACACTATGCTACTGTGATTTTTAAACACTAGATATTTATCGTTGGAATATCCAGTGACTGAGTCTATGATATAGCGATCTGCGGTATAATCTAACAATTTGAAGTCAAAACCGCTATATTTGATATTAATAATTATATCATCTGCTGTGCCTGGGAAACAATAACATAGGGGCACGGCAAGTTTAAATCCTAATTCTAACTTTTCGCCGGGCTGTATACTACGCATCCATAAGGGCAAGTAGTTTCTTTCAGTATCTCCAGTGTCCGCTAAATTGTTTCGCCAGTTGGATATACTGTTAATGTAGTGTTTCTTTGGTGCAGTATCTGAAATGTTGTATCCTGTACTGTCCGTAGTTATACTATTAATTGGACGATCTAACCAACTTTCTGCTAATTCCATGGCTGTCATTCCTGCAGGGTCTACAGGGCTGGCCCAAATTGCGTTGCTGATATCTCCAGTTAATTTATACTGATCCCGAGCATTATTGGTAATAGTTTTGCCTGGAGCTTTACCGTTAGATTCCATTGGATCTAGCATCTCAATATAAACAATTTCGTATATTGTTTCATTGTTTTTAATGGCAACAGCTTTCTTTATAGAACCGAATTGAAAACGTTTACGTTTATTGTTCAATCCCATTGCACCTAAGAACTTGGCGGCCTCACCGGTTTCTATTCCAGAATAAATTAACATCGCCAAATCTTTCTTAACTCCAAAGTTTGGATCGCCTGGTCGGAAAATACTAGTGCTTGTAAAGATACTAGTGTCTGTAATAAATTTCTTAAACACAGTTCTTTGTGGAATACTCAACAACGGCTGGGTTCGAATATTACTGTACAATTTTTGATTTGGTGTAGTAACTTTAATTAAAAAGTCTTTAGTGCTATCTGCAAATCCGTACTGGTCTTTGACCAGTACATTAAACTTATAAGATCTATCAAAAGTTGTTGTGCCCGTATCAATGCTAAACAAACCATTTTGAGAATCAAATAATATCAACCCTCGAACACCAATAATATCATATTGGTGGCCCTTATCGATTGTTGTAAATTTATTGTCTAATGTAAATGCTCCGTTGTCTATAGAAATTTCTCTACTAATATTTGGAACACCAAACTGATTAACTTTGCCAGTAATTTCTCCATCGCTAGATAGGAGTAACCCTGGAGGTAAACTTCCAGAATTGATTGTATAAATTAAGGTTGATTCTGCACTTGAAGTAGCCGATACTGAAAGATCTGATACAAAATTAGCAGATATTTCGCCTAAGTTGTATGGACTATTCCAGGTGATATTATTATCAATTTCTCCAATTACACGTACTGTAAATGTTCTACGGGCAATTGCAGGCTGTACATCTTCTCCGGATCTTGATGCAGTAATAGTAAATGTATATAATTTAGCAATAGATGTTTGGAATGGAATACGCCCTGCAATGTATACTGTTGATCCAACCGGGTTAAATGTTAAACCTGGAGGCAAATTATTTTCACTATCTATTGTAAAGATAATAGGAAAACTATCAACAATTTCTAAACATTCGAGGGCAAATGTAACATAGTTATCTGCTCTACAAGCGCCAAGGTTACTGTTAGTTAACCATATAGGTTCTTGTAAGAATGTAACGTCTGCGGTAAACAGTTCTGAATCGTCTGTAATTTGTGTATAGTCAGCATGAAAGCTATCTTCTCCTATTACAAAAATTGCAAATTTTCTTTTAACAATGACACTACCAGTTGATACGCTTACTAAAAATTCATAAGTTTGATTTAAATTTCTAGGAGTTCTTGTAGGAGTACTATAGTCAAAATCAGTTGTGTCAAAAATATAGCTATCATAACCGCTGGTACTTCTTAAACCAAAGTCAAAATATGATGTATCATAGAAACTATTATCGTATGTACCATCACCAGTTGCTCGAAGATCTACATTAGCAACAGTTTCAACTAAACCAGTAAGTTGACCGTTAGGCAATAGTGTCACACCTGGAGGCAATTTACCGTCACCTGAAGATATAAAATAAGTTAACTTTTCCCCATCTGGATCAAATGCACTTAACTGATAATCAATTATTGATTTACCTACTGTAAATTTTTGTCCGTATCGGCCAACTGGCAATAACCCTGCTGGAGTAACAATTGTAGGAAGTTGTCCCCCGTTAATTATTATGTTGAATGTTCTGTCAGAAACGCTAGTACCTAGTTGTGCTCTAACACAAAATGTAAAAGTAGTGGTTCTAGCAACATTGTACGGATTGCCGGCAACGAATGCCCCGTCTATTCGTAAGCCGTTTGGCAGACTACCTGAGATTATTTTAAAAATAACACCTGTTAGACTGCCAGTGGTTGGAAGTGGAATTCTTACCACTACACGTTCTTGGAATGTGCCAGTATCAAATGAAGTGGATCCACCGTCAAACGTAGTTCGAGCAGTATCTAATGCAAGATTTCCAGTTAGTCCTGAAATACCAGGTAATGTGTATCCGGAAGGTTGTGTCCAAATATTAAGCATCTTTTATTTCCGGTGCTTTGGACAATTAAATTGTACCAAAGTCTAAATTATTATTAACTAACGGTCCTAAGCCCGGCGATGTATATCCCATGTCTAAATCTATAGTATTATAATTTCCAATGATAACACCCATGTCGATGTTAAAACTATTCGTTTGAATCATCATGCTAAAAATAGCGTCCATAACGTCAACTCTAATACCGTAAACTGTAGTTTGTACATCTCCAGTTCCCACAGTGTCGATCAATCTATGGCCGTTAATATTTAAATCGCCGCCCAGTACCGGAGCGGTATCGTTAATAACACCTGCTCCGCTTTTTAAGTCGATTATATTTGTGCCTGGAATAATACTAATACTGTTATCACTACTGGTTATACTTTTGAATTCTGCTGTGGTATCGTTTTTATCTTTAAAAACTCCAACAGTAGAACTGATTATTGTACCGTCAGCAGTACCATATACTCCTGGATCTGTGGGATAACGTAATGTAATTTGTGTTTGTGAGCTGGCAGTACAAATCCAGTGCCCATTATATAAGGAATTAGTATTACCAGTTACATAATAATACTGATTAATAACAGGTACAACACTTTGTTGGCTGATGATCAGTGTGACTAAGAACGGACCAGAGCCTGTTTTAGTTAAAAATCGTGTAACAACAATGGTGTTTACACCCAAGTTTGATGCTTGGGAAATTGGAATGTCAGTTCCAAGCAAACTGAAGTTTTCGTTAACTTTCTTAAATGCACTACGTAAGTCATCACCTGACCCGTCGTTTGCATAACTTCCTACATTGATTGTTTGAATTGGCATGTTTGCGCTCTCTTTAGTATATTTACCGTTTTCTTAGTATCCAATTATGCTGGAGTTTTGCAACATAAAAAATTGAAACCATTAGAATTTGAAGTCCCACTACGCGACCCAGTAAAAAAATTAACTACATAGCCAGACTCTGAACTCCAGATATTGTAAGCATGAGCTGAAAATACCCACCCATAAATATTTATTGCGTCATTGTAACTGAGTACCGCTGAAAGACTCTGAAGTTCCGCAACGGTGGCCGCCCGCCAGGTGCCTACTGGAAAACCCAGCCCTGTAAAGTTATAAGCGTATGCGTTGGCTTGGGAAAAACTTCCTCCTTGAAAAGGATCATTCATAGGAGCCCATGTCAACCCAGCTAGGGTAACATAGCCGGTTGGCAATAGTGAACGTTTAAAACGACGACCAAACTTATATGAGCCTGTGAATGAACTTAGCACTTTAGAATCCTGTTAGTTGTCCTAGCACGATGTAAGTGCTAGAATTGTTTATGATACTAAATGTCGCAACATCAGTTCTGCTAGTACTCGGTGTTGGGTTAACATTACCCTGCCACTTAATAGTCTGTGCTACTCCGTCTATCTGAACAACGTTGGGATAATAACCCGTACCGCCTTGTGCTATAACCAAGGTAACTGCGGTGACATAAGTGTTGGACAAAGTTAAATTAGTAAAGTTTGCTGTCCAGTTAGCCGCGGGCGTTGTGTGATAAAATACTTGTCCTAATGAACAATCGTGTGTTACTGTACCAGTAGCACCTGTTTTAGACTGAAACTTTTCGTTTACGCCAGCGTTTACTTTGAGAATGCCCGGTAATGCTAATACTCCATTTGTGCCAAAGATAAAATTGTTAGCAGTTGCGCCAAGAACATTAGTAATAATATAAACAGCTTGATCATCAACCTGTATCTGGTTATTAGAATTGTAATTAACTAACCCTACTGAAGCTCCTCCTAGTCCACCTGCTTGTAGCTCAACACTACCATCTGTGTATGTAAGAATTTTGCCGGTGTCGGGCAATGTTAAATTGCCATCTGTACCAAGAGTAACAGTCTTACTACCATTAGTTAACTGTGACTCATTTGCGCCACCGGCATACAGTTCAGTAAAGTTTGCATTTACTTTTGTAAAAGCAGTACGTAGCGGATCGCCGTTTTTGGCATTCGCCGCTGTACCAACATTGATAGTTTGTTGTGTCATTATACTCTCCCGATAGCTACTTGGATAACTCCAGCTTCGCCATTGTCTTTGTCTTCTAGTGCCTTACCAATAATGCTACCTAGTTTTGGATCAGTAGCTCTTACAGCATAACCTGGTGTGCTGGATGTGGTCAGCATGTCGCCTTTCTTAACACGACCCACTACCTTACATGGAACACGACCTGCTAGTGCCAAACAAACACGTATGCCAGTTTGTGCATCGTTCATCACGTAAGCTGGATTAGTTGTCACAACACCTGCTGAACGTGTGTCGTTCATTTCACCAGTAGTAGTAACTTCTTTGTCTCCGCCAAAAACTAACACAGTACCTGGTTCGTATTCTTGATCACCTTCATAGTATTCTGCCAAGTCAGCGTATGTGGCTTGTAGTTTACTTGCACCAGTTAGAGTGTAAGTACCTTGCATTGTACAACCAGTTGCATCTGCACCTGTTGATATAGTGGCCACTTTTAAAGTAACTAAACTTACATCAAGTTGACTACTAGCCGCAAATTGCCATTGACCAGTAATTGTACCTGCTGTACCCGATGCGCCAGTTGTTAAAGTTTTAGTTTGTAGTGTAGCACCAGTTTGGCTAAAATCACTTGTACCGTAGAATGTATTGGTAGAAGTCGAAGTTCCAACAGAAGTTAAGAATTTAAAATTACCAGGTGTATAAAATTCTAACGTAGTACTTGCAACTTGTAAAATATTGCCACTTGAAGGTAAAGAATTTAATTTGACACCTTTGACATCGATGACACCATTAGCATCTGTTTGTACTAAACTATAGTTTGCACCAGTAGCAGTAATACCAATAACACCATATGCTTTGACACCAGTCCTAATAACAGCACCAGTTGTAGTTGCCAGTGTACCAGTACCACCAACTGGTATTGAAGTAGTATTTCCAGTTGATGAAATATCTTGATTACGTATACCGTCACCGTTGGCCACCATAGCTTGTGTAGTTGTGACACTTACCGCCGCATTGCTACCGCTAATATTAGCTAATACGCTATTACCAGTAATCCATTGCAACTTGGTTGCCGGAATACCGGTAGATATACTAGTTGAAGTTTGATGTGTTACCCATCCATCAGTAACAGTAAATTGTGTACTGTCGTATTGACTTACACCCGCCGCGGCCTGTAGTGCATCAATGTCAACAGCAGTACCGTCGCCACCACCAACTGTAAATGCTTGGAAGATTGTTCCCACAGTTCCAGCAGTAGCACCTGCCCATAATGCAGTACCTGGTACAGTCCAGTTTGTAGTAGTACCAACAGTAGCAATTCTGTAACGTTTTCCTACAACAAAACTACCTGCGGTAACTGTTGTCAATGTAGGTACAGCACTATTTGAAGCAGTAGCCAAGTTCATTCCTAACTTGCTTTGAGCAATAGCGGCTGTTGCACTTACCTTACCATCATTAATTGCACCGTTACGTGTAAATGTTAAACGTCCACTCGGTGTAGTATTATAAACAGCAGTCATTGAAACTACGCTAGCATTGACAATTCCTGTAACAACTTGATTTCCAGTGTAACCAGTGCCACTAACAATCATGCCAGGAACGATACCAGCTGAACTGTTTAATGTTAATAGGAAAACACTTCCGCCTGTACACGTTGCTACTTGTGGAATGTTAACTAGGTATGTTCCAGCACCGCCTGTACCAGAAACTGATGTAGTTGTTAATCCAGTATCAACAATATATGTTCCTGCTGTTACACTTCCACCAGTTAATATCATACCTTTTTGTACTGTAACTGTTGGGCTTCCAGAAACAGTTAATATATTTCCGCTAATAGTAGCACTAACTGTTCCGGTAGTTGCAGTACCACCGCTAACATAAGTTGCATTTACTACGGCACCTTGTATAGTACTAGTTAAAGTAGAGCCATCCCAGTTAATAGTTAAATCACTAGATTTATCAAAACCTGCATTGATCCATGCGCCTGCTTGTCCAGTGTTATTAGTATTTGTAAATCCCCAAACAGAAATTTGACTTTGTGCAATATTAAATTGCATTGTTGCCGCTGTATCTTTTAGCTTATAAAAACTATCGCGAGCATTAACAACGTTATCAACATATAGCTTATTGCTAGCATCGGAATTTAGAATTGGTAAGCCCATACTACCGATTGTAAATCCGCCCATTGACATATTACCTTTCATTGGTAACTGTCCACTTAGGCTCATGTATCCAGAACCAATCAATGCCGTTGCAGGAGTTGTAGCACCTGAGTGTTGAACACCTAAACGATTATCAATGTAACCACGTACAGCACTTTGCGTTGGCACAGTATCTGACGCATCGTTAGTCATTGAGCTGTCTGTTGAGAACTCACTGACTGTAACACCACGCTTAAATCCTAAACCGTCCAAGTTACTCAACGCAATTGACGCTGAGAATGTAACGGTACCAGTACCCTGGTCAACTGTAAAGAAGCGACCTACACGGAAGATACCGTTTTGGTCAGTGGTTACATAGAACACACGACCCACTGTTTCTTCAAGCACTTCGCTTTCTTGACTGGCTTTCTGATATGGATTACCATAAATTTGATACGGATAGTTGGTAGTGTTATAACCACCAGTACCAATATCTAACAAATCGTGTGCCGAACAACGACAAGTACTAATACGTGTAGTAATCTGTGCGGCTGTTCCTTGCAAGTAACCAGCACGTAATGGTTGGGCTACAGTACTGTTCATTGGACGACTGATACCAGTAATAATTGGTGTAATTACTGTTGATGTAACAGTTTGCGAAGGCGCAGTGAATGTTATATTGCCAGTTGGGGTTCCGCTTGGCGGAGCACTAATAGTCAATGTAATGCCGTCTGCATTGATAGCAGTAACATATTGTCCTAAGAAATAGCCACCAGTACCACCACCCCGAACAATGTCTCCTATAGCAACACCAGTTGAACTTGCGACCTTTAAGGTTGTACCTACGCTTCCTGATGGATTATATGTACTAACTGTAGTTGATTCTGGATCAGTAGAGTAAGCTAATGTAATACTAGTAAGTGAACTAGCAATACACTGTACATACTTGTTATAATCAGTATTACCGTTGCTAGAAACTAGATAGAATGTATCAACAATTGGAGCAGTACTTTGCGTTGGAATTTGTAAAGTAGTGTACCAAGGGCCAGTAACACTACTTAATTCCGTAAATCCTAATACACCAAATGGTGTACTGTCAGGCGTTGCACTCAACACAATAGTGGTAGTTGGTGCGCCGGATGTACTTGCAGTTGCTGACACAACGGTTTGTCCACTAGTGAATCCAGAACCAAATACTGTCATGCCTGCTTTAATATATTGTGTTCTATCGCTAGTGTAAACCAGTATGCTTGTACTTAAATTATTGTAAGTTAAGTATTGTCCTGTAGCGGTAGCTGTGGCATTTGCATTTAGTACAACTGTGTTTGTTGTACAAGTTATAGTTTGCGGACTACCAGATCCAGATGATCCAGCTTGATTACTCATTGTAATAGTGCCTGCGCCAGTATTCAACGATAAAATAGTTGTGCCCGCCGCAATACCTGTTCCACTAAGTGGAGCACCTACAACTAAGTTAGTAAAGCTACCAACTGATGTTAAAGTAGCTTGACCGTTAGTTGGAGTAGCAGTAAATGTTGTTGTACTGCTTGAACTTGCAATAGTATTGTCTGAACGTGCATTAACTGGTGTTTGTGTCAGTGTAAATGTTGCGCCAGTAGTAGCAGTACCAATAGTTGTTGTTAAATCAAATACTGGTGTGCTTGCAGTGGCTTTTGTAAATGAACTGGTAAGTTGAATACTAGTCGCACTATTTACTTTACCAATATAGTATGCAGTGCCAGTGGTATAGCCGCCAATGCCACCT